GTTTAGAGGCAATGGTAATATTGATGAAGATATAAATGATTACTGTACAGAAAGAGATGGTTGGGTTGAGTATTAGCCCTTCTTTAACATAGCCATTTGTCTAACAGCTCTTTCGGGGGTCTGTTTAGCCCACAAAGAATCTAACCCTTGTATTGCAGCTTCTGTATAGTCTTCTTCTTCTAAAGCCGCGATCATCTTTTTAAACTTTAAAAACCCACTCATCCCTAGTTGATACACCATCGAAATAATTACCGCCTGTCTTTGCTCATTTAAATATCTGTACCAGTAGTAATGCTGTATCATATAAGTATCTATGTCTTGTAATCTTGTTCTTAACAGGTCTTCGGCTTCTTCTTTGGTAATATTAGTAAAACCATAGCCCCAAGTGATGTGACCTAAAGTATCAATATAGCCTTCAGATCTAAAGCCTTCTTCTTCCTTAATAAAATTAGTTATAAAACTGTTCCTCATTACTTGGCCATTCCTATTTGTGAAGCTATGTATAAAGCTGAAGCACCAACTAATACTAAAACAAATCTTTTCATTAGTGCAGTAGGAACACCCTCAATAACAGATAGTCTGCCGTCAAGTTTAGCTTGCTTCTCTTTCATATAAGCCATATCTTGCTTCAAGCTGTCGCATTCGTGTTTAGCACATAAAGTTTCTTTTAGGTCTTTTGCCAACTCTTTGACATCTTTAGTTAAAGTACCAATGTTCTGCGTATTCACTTTAGTTGCTTCCACTAAATGGGCTATTGAAACTTTTAGATCTGTCAGGTCATTATCCATCTATTACTTTTAAACCTTTGCCTTTCAGCTGATTTTTAATATCATTAACTGTGTCTTTAACAACATAGTTAGTTGAGTAGCTTTCTAGCTTCTCTAGTCCATATACTACAAGCCTTGTAGCAAACCTCTCTGCTACTGCTCCCCACGTAACCTTAGCTATCATAGACAGCAGTATCTCTTTTAATAATACGAATGCTATATTAATCATTTGTTACTCCTAATAATCCCATTTTATTTCCTATTGTTTTGTTTTAAGTTTATAAATTCAATAAGTGCCATTTAAAATGACACCTATGAATTTAATAGTTATTTTCTATTCTGCTAATTCTTTAGCAGTAGCTCTAAACTCTTGATATGCTTTATACTCATCTTGTTTAGTATCTTTGTCATTAGTTAATGCAATTTCTGCACCAGCTGAATATTTAGTCGCTATAATTGCTTCTATAATATCACTTCTTGTAGTATTTAATTCTACTTTTGCTTGTAGATATTCAAACCCAACTCTAATATCTTCACTATTTTCATCTTTAATTTCAACTTCTTTAATGTCAAAATTGATTAGTTTCTTACCTTGTAGCAACTCTGTTGCCTCTGGTCTTGTATCTGATTTTACTAACATTTTATACTCCTAGTATCTTGTTTTTTATTTTTAATTGTACAAATATTTTCTTAACTTCATAAGTTACATATTTGCTCCAAAGATGAAGCCCACTACTGTGCTTAATCCAACCATAGTAGCTCATCACTACTCCTTGTACTTTTTCTATTTTAAGTATAGCATAGAATTTTAATATCAATGCTATACCTCTTTTAAAGCCTTTTACTATCTTCTTTCTAAGTAAAGTATATTTAAAAAAGAATCTAAAGCCCAAAAAATCAACACCTCTTATTTTTATAGGAGATATTTGATAATTTTCTTTAATAGTTAGTTTTAAATTAGTTCTTAAATACATTCTCATCTCTTCAAGAAGATAGTGTAAATATTTCTTATCACTACTAAGAATAACAACATCATCACAATATCTGTAATAGTACTTTACTCTTTTAACTTCTTTCATCCAATGGTCAAAATACCCCAAATAAAGATTTCCAAAATATTGACTCATATAGTTACCAATTGGTACACCTTTAGTTGAGTCAATAATTTCATCTAATAACCACAAAGTATCACTACATTTAATCTTTTTACGAACTATTTGTTTTAATATCTCATTGTCAATACTAGGATAAAACTTTTTAATATCTATCTTTAAAGAGTATTTTAATTTCTCTTTTCTGATAGTTGGCTCTACTCTACTTTTAGCTTTATGTATTCCTCTACCTTTTATAGACTGGAAAGTATCTTTAATTAATACTTTATGCCATACAGGTTCTAAGACTTGCATAATACAATGATGTATTATTCTGTCTGGGAAGTAAGGTAGTTTATAGATCTCTCTAACCTTACCTTTGTCTACTTTATTAAAGACAGTATAGTCGCTATTTTTAAATGTTTTATCTCTTAGCATTGCTTGAATTTTTAAAGCATATTTTTCTATATCTGCATCAACCATTTTAACTTCTTTGTAAAATGTTTTGCCTTTTCTTGCATTTTGGTGGGCTAGTTTAATATTTTCTAAATTATATATATTATGAAATAGATTGCCATATCTTTTCACAGTCTTGTCGCTCCCAAATCTTCCCCTAAAGTACCAATATGTAATGGAGTATAGTAGTGTATTTTACCATGTTGGTAAGGACAGTTTATATTCTTTATTTTTATACAAGATTCTGAGTCGATATTCGTATTCGAATTACCTGAAGAATTATTCGTATTCAGATAGAAAGTACCAGTATTCGAACCATTATTCGCATTACTACTGAGTTTCACGACTAATAAACTGCCCTTTGTCATATTAAACTAACCTTGCCATACTAAAATGACAAGACCGAGCCGATAGCCGCAGACGAAACACCTGAAGAAGTATTCGTATTCAGATCGAAAGCACCAGCATACGAACCATTAGTCGCATAACCACCGAGCCTCACGACCCTATTTCCTGCAGCTTGATAATAGTAATCTGTAATTTTAGTACTTGAACCCGCACCAACCGAAGCAGGGAAGAATCCAGTCCCAACTTGCTCTAAAGTATTTTGCCAACCATTAGCATTTGCCATAGTAATTCCAGCATTCACATAGTCCCCACTAAATACATCATCTGCAAAAGTTGATGGATTATTATTAATAAATGGCACATTATCTTGAATATTAATACCATCTACCCAGTTCCAAATATTTCCAAAGAAGTCTTCAATTCCTCTATAAGACATGAAAGCTAAATCAGCAGCTGCATCATCTGCATCACCTGAATATTCATGATTTCCAGTAGCATTACCAGAAGTATCACTTCTACCATTAATTCCAATATACGAACCATTTGACCAAGCTCCACCTGATAATTGAGTTCTTCCTTGACCGATTGCAGCTTGACTATTAAAAGTTCCAAATTCAACTAGCATTAGCAATTGAACTGCACTAATTAAATTCCAATCTTGTAATGCCCAACCTTGACCAATTGCAGCAGCTTTAGTTCTAAATGAACCTCTAGTCATTGAACCAGCAGGATATACACCACTTGCTGAAATAAGTGTACTTCCACTTACAGATGCACCATAAGCACCAATGTATCTATTGCTTACTTCTACACCATTCTTAACGAACGCTGGATGTACACTAGCACCTTCAAATGGCTCTAAGTTAATCATATGATTATGTGTCCCATTACTGTACGTATACTTATGGTAGAACTTTGGTATCTCTACCATTACATTACCATCTGCACCCGTAAGTACTGCGTCTGTACCGTCAGCTTTCTTAGTACTGTCATTAGCACCTAAGTAGTAGTTTACTGTCCCATTTACTAGTAGTGTTACTCTTCTCATCTTTCTTTGGATGTGAGTAAAGTCACTTCCACCAACTCTTGCATATGTATCGTTATCTTGATTCCAAGTAACCCCATACGGCTCTATGTCTTGTATTAGTACAATGTCCCCACTACCAACAATACTCTCGCCATTAATAGTCTTAAAGTCTGTAGACTCTAATTTGTCTGTGTTTAAATTGTTAAGGTTGCTATCCATCTCTAAGTGAGTTAGAGCTGACCCCTTGCCACTTCTTGTTGTTACTGATGCCATATTATTCTCCTAGAATGTAATCGCTGTCTATATAATTAGGCTCAAAAAATAAAGCCCACCAAGTTTGAAATACTTTTGTAACCCCAAAGCTACAAGATAAATCAAACATTTCTAATCCATTACTTCGAAAGTTACAGACTCTGTAAAGTTAAAGCTTGAAACCCCAACATTTACAACTGTAACCCCTGTCATAGTACCAATAGCACCAGCACCATTAATCTGG